ACTACCCAGACCTGTGCCAGCAAAAATGCCAGAAACTTCAATGTGAGGATTCGCTAATTCAGTAGTTACCCCTGAATCTCGTTGCAATCTATAGACCCCCGTTGATTCTTTTGAAATCGACCAACCTGCATTGTTTTGTTGGGTAGTAAAAGTGACATCATAAGTCAGCATCATCGGTGCGATAAAACGACCCACTTTTGAAACTTCGTGATTGTATGTATTCCACTTACGAATTTTTTTAGTCCATGAATCAGATGCAACATACGGTGCATTTGCAGCAGTAGCGCCAATTACTCGCTTAAATACAACACTTGAAACTGATGTTTCATCCTGATTTGCGAAATACAATTCACCATTCGGTGCATTAATATAAATCGGTGTTTTATAGTTTGAGTCTGTTGCAGTTGGTTGAGTAGTAATTAATAATCTTCGATTAATACCACCATACCAATTAGCAAAAAGTGTTGCTAAACCAGAAGGAGAAAGTTGTATTTTCGCACCTGTCGCGCCACCTAGGGTAATGCGACTCTTATCGATAACAACACCACCAATATTATCAGATGCACCAAGAGCTGTGGGGTCCGCGCGGTTCAACCAAGGCGTTCTAATGTATAGGTTATTAACCGTACAATTGAACGTTTGTTGATACGAAGTATTTACGAGCCAATCGCGGGCAACACCGTCGCGTGTTTGCTCTGCCCAAATAGCATTGAAGGAGCAATTCGACCAGATACCAGCCGTTAAACCGTACTGCATATATTCAAGAATAATATTATTAAAGACGCACTGATATGCTTCTTTAGCAAACAGCACTGGGTATTTACCCCATTGCCAAGAACAGTTATCAAAATATGCAGTGGTGCTTTGTCTTGAGTCAACATCTGCAATGAAGAAACCGGCATTTGCAGCGCTAATCGACATCAAATTTTGAACGCGGAATGACACCGTTGCATTTGATAAATATACTTGATTGTAAAACCCAGAAATATTTGCATTTGAAAGTGTGAAGTTGTAACCGTCGACTTTTAAACCCGAGATATTCTCTGAAACACCCTCACTTACTAATTGTAAGTCTCTTACTTCGGCGCCAACGTTAATAAATGCCACATTATTAAGAAGAGTGTTTGAATTTGAATAATCACCCGGTCTTACCTTTAGAGAGTTCATTGCATACGCAGTAGCATTTTGTCTGCTAAATCCACCACCAACAATACCTTTACCCTTGCAATCAACTTGTTTATTGATACGGTATTCAACTTGTCTGTTAGCAAGATAAATATTCGAACCTGTGTACGGGCTTAAAGCACACCGAATGAATGCGTCCGCATCGTCATAATTTGGGTCGTCCCCCAGACCGCCAAAATCGTCGACAGTAGGAAACGCAACTGTGATTTTTTCCCAATTGCCCCCAACATCAGCAACAACAATATAGCCATCTGGTGTACGAGTACTGTTTTTATTAAATACAAAAGTACCCCCACCAAGATGTTTATTTCTAATAACCGAACGCACATTCACTGTTCGGCCTTGCCATTTTCTAACTGTAACTAAATCATCAAGACATTCAACAACAGTTACTGCAAGTGCACTCACAGCACCATTTGCAATCGCTTCTTCAAGCATTGCATTTGTATTTTCTTGAAGAAAGTCGATGTTATTTTGCAATTCATTTTTTAGTAAGTCTTCACGGTTTTTTGCATCTTCGTCATATTTAATACCTGAAAGAATCCGCGCCTGTTTTTCAAAACCTAATAAATGGCTCCATTCTTGTAAGATACCTGTTAATTTATCTAGTGATCTTTCAAGTGAATCTGGGTAAAAATTATCATAATTGGTTATATCAAGTTGTTGATCGACTGGTGTTTCGCCCCCAATATAAAATGAGGTTTCGGAATCTGGTGCATTATTAAAAACTACATAGCCGCCCAACTTATCCGCATTGATAAAGACTTGGTAAAGGAGTTCGTCCATCTTTTCAAAGTCTACACCATCGAAAAGGTGTACCGCGACTCCCGTAGCATCTTCTTGATCGAAAACCCTAAATGTAAAATCAAACCGTGTATTCACTCCATTACCAACATATAGTTGACTGAGCCGGTCGGTAACCTGAACTGTCATAAGCTCACCAATAAAAAAGGCTGTAATCTCTACAGCCATTTTATTGAATGTTCAGCCATATAAAGCTATATGCAGTCGTGTCCTGTCAACAGGCTAATCTTTAGGTGCATGTTTCCCTGTTATCGTACCGCGTGTTGCATCGTAAATACTGTCTGGTGCATCTTTCTTGCCTTGAGCTACATCAAGCCAATAACCAGAAGGTTTACCAAGTACAGCAAACGGAATGCCTGTAACAAGGGTTGCAGTGTTCAACATGTCTTTTGCTGCTTTACCTTGGTTTACTTCTTTATCTTCATCCAAAGCACGTCTTGCATGTTGAATCAGTGAAAGCCCACTCTCGCCCATACTGAATACAGGTGACGCCGTGTAGCGGTCATTTACAATGGTATCGTCCGTATTGCTGATTGCGGCATTTACCACATTACCTGCATACGGTACAAAAGCCGCCAACATTTTTAATTGTGAAAGCGCAAGTTTTGCAGATAAGTCATCCCATTTATTATCGTCATCGTCCTCATCTTTTAGACCGCCTGCGAAGATAATCCCAAGCAATTCAGACAGCATCGAAGGAATGGAGATCATCATTAACGCCACATACGCCAAGCGTGGCGATGCTTGCACCCATGAGCCGTTGCTTGCCTCTAACGCTAACTTAGCTTCTGACATTGATGTGTTCCAAACCATATTGAACCAGTTGTAAAACATCAAAAACATTCGTTTAGCAGGTGTTCCACGTTCAAGATTTGAAATACCTTCCGGGGACATATCTGTCATGTATTGTCGAATAACCGCATCAGCAGCATGAACAGCATCGTATTGTGTCATCCCTTGTTCTGTATAGTGATTGAAAGCCGCTTGCCAAGAAATCGTTTCCATCGGGCGCTGTATGGTTGTTTGCAGTATATAAGCATGCTTCATAGTGAAATCTTTCACTGTTTGAATTGCGTCCTTTTGAAAAACAATCTCATCAACAGCATAACGGTATTCATCCGCTGCACGGTCGAATCGGGTTTTCATGAAGTCAGACATTTCCATGATGTTATTTGCCATGTCTTCACGGGTAGCAACTGAAGCAAAATAATGGGCCTGAGCTTTTAGCAATTGTTTCGGCGGTACTGCAACAGCAACTTGTGTAAAACCTGTGAACTGCTCAACAGCATTTTTTAAGTTACCCGCCATAATCGCAATCCCAGTATTGCGGCGAAGTGTGCGGAAAATATTATCAAGCAAACTAACGCCTGAGCTTTCATCAACGGTCTGATTTGCGATTGCTTTCAACCATGGGTTAAAGACTTGTTTAACCCCGAATGGCAATACGCGCTCAATCTCATTTCTAAAATCTTTGTTCAGCAATAAACGTCCGATTTGTCGAATCTGTAATTCAAGATGGATATAGCGCAATTCTTTATCAAGATGACTTGGTAAACGTGACATATCCAATTCAAGTTGATCGTGGTAACGATCCGCACGCGACTTGGTAAAGTTCGCGCCAGTCGTTGCGATATCTAAAGCCTGCAAGTTGTTTTCAGCTAAGTTTTTATCTTGAATGCGGTCTTGCTCATTTGAGCGAATACGGTCATAAGCAGCAGGCACATAGCCGCCTTCATACTCACCAAATGGTGTACTAATAGGCGTACGTGGTAATTCATCAAAATAGCGACCGTTAATTTTTTTATGTGTGATTTGTGCTTGCTCTTTATATTTATCAAAAAGATTCCAGAGCTTTTGGATATTATCCATGTCTTTTTTGGTAATCACGCCCTCTTTAACCATCCGGCTAAAGAATTGATCCCATGCGCTGAAATCGACCGAACCATCTTCTAAACGCGAACCCCACCCATAGCCTAAAACAAGACGCTCTTTGTTGCTTAAATTACCTGTATGCAAAATCGCATGGAGCAAAGATTGCTTGCCCACGAAAGTAAAGTTATTGAGTTCAGGTGCAGCAATTTTTGAATTATCCAGTTTGCCAAATCCTTCAAAAATATCGACCACGTCTTTAAGCATCTTGGCTTTTTCAATACGATATTTAGCCAAGGCATCTTGCATAGGGTTGATTAGATATGTACGGAATTTGCCATTTGCACCACCGTCTAACCAAGTTACTACCTGGTCGACACGTTTTGCTGAAGCGCCTAATTCCATGAACTTAGCTTTAAGTTCTGCGGTCTTATCTCTACCCAATAATGTTTGCTGAATCTTCTCAACGCTTTTCTTACCGCCTGTTTGCTGAATTAGTTCTTCACGGACCTGTTCACGCTCAAAGGCTTCATTTGTTGTATGCCAAATCTTGTTTTCTTTAGATCGATGCCAAAGTGTTTCGACCGCAGCCATAACTGCATTGAACTGTTCAAGCGTTAATTCGCGATAGTTTTGGTTTTCAGGCAATGCGCCTATGTTCTGTATTTCGGCATATGTGGTCGGATCATATTTACGAATCAATTCTAGTTGATGCTCATAATTTGTTGATTCGCGGCCAAGATCATATTTGCCCAAAATGCCGCGGGCAGCGGTCACAAAATCAAAGTCACGGTTTTTAGATAACTTCTCGTTATTTCCAAAAACCTTTTTGACTAATTCAAGATGTTTTTGAATCTGGTCTTTTGCGTCGTAACTGTATTTGGTTGCATAGAACTGAACTAATTGATTGCGCTTATGGCGCGCGGCTTCTACCGTTTCCCCCTTTCTAAATGCTTCATTCGCCATACGCCCTAAACGAGCATCATCTTGTGCACGTACATGCGGTCGAATATCTTTAATTTTTTGACGTTGCACAATGTCTTGAGCAACTGTCTTTGCGGCTTCATTCAAAGCAGACTTGCGGCCAAGCAAACCGTTTAGTGCAGCCATTTCAGCAGAAAGCATACGCGCGCGAACATCATTGTGTAATGCGGCTTCGACTGCTTCTATAATGCTTTGTTGATCGAAAAATTCAGAATATTGAACAGCCATACGCGCATCGGTGAGCTCATCAATTTTTTGCTTAGGACTCGGTGAATTAAGCAGGTCGCGAATCAATGCATCGCCGCTTTCATACCCGAACATTTCAGCAACGACATCGGGGTTTTCACCCCCACGCTGTGCAAAACCATAAGCGCCTTTAGAAATGCTTTGGTAAATATCACTGTCTCGTCCGTACTTGGCTTCAATCCAATCTAGTGATAACTTGCCTTTGGTTGTGCGACCCTCTGCATAGCGTTGCAGCAAATCCATGTCTTGCGAATAGTCTAATAATTCAGGATCCACTTGCGTTGAATATTGATTAACGCCACGCAACTGTTCGGCAAATTTATCTTCAAGTTCTCGGGTATCAAATTTGCCGTGTTCATCTAAAGTTAAATACCCTTCTTCACTAAGCTTCTCAGCCATCGATTCAATTGACAGGCCTTTTACTTTTGACTTTGAAGAACGTACGACAGGCTTATTGCCTACACCCGATTTGGTTTTAGCAGCTTCATCAATGCCCCAAGTGCTTTCTACTTCATTGGCATCAAGCCCGCCGAATTTAGCAATCGCTTCAAATAGATTGTCGCGTTCAGGCTCAACCTTGGTTGAGTCGCGCTTAGCAACTTGGTCAAGCGGTTGACGTAGAAATGCCATAGCCTGATATACAGGTTCTTGTGCAATTTCTTTTGCCATATCTTCGCGAACGGTAGCGCGTTTTTTATCTGCTTCTTTTTGCAATGTTTTTAGATACTTAGACTTCTGCTTTTGGTACCAAACCATATTGCGCAGTGATCTTTGCTCTAAAGTATTTATAGATAATTCTGTAGCAATTTCATGATCTTGGCGCATTTCGTCATAATCTTTTGGCGAAATACCAAGGCGCATTGCATCATCTTGATGAATTAGCATTTCAAGATTTGATGCAGCTTGTGCTTCAGCAATTGCACTTGATGATGCAAGCATACGGTCCATTACACCTGTGATATCCGCATTCAATTCTGCACGGTCATTGATGCCCATAAACTTTTCAATGTTCCGGTACACGGCAATCATGAATTGTCTGAATCGGTTGAAAACTTGCTTTAACGCCGCGCTTGGTGCTTTACCCGTAAAAACATACTGTTCAAAAGTTTCTGCAAATTTTTCGTGTACTTCTGTTTTTTCTGCATCAGTGAAAAAATCCCATTCGCCGATATCCGTTGTTTCTGGGGATGCCCACTTCATTACCGTTTCCATATCTTCACGGACTTGGGCAGGCGCATCAGGACTTAAAGCAATTTGCATATTCATTTCTAAGAAGTGATGCCCAAGCTCATGCACAAAGGTTGAAAAGTCAGCATTTTTGCTTAGAACAATTGTTGAACCGTCTTGACCAACGGTGAAAGTAATTGAACCGCGTGTACCGCCGTTCGCTTGATTATATTTACGACCGTTTGGTGAACGGTACATACTTTCAGAAATTTCATAATCTTTATTGCGGCCTTTATTCTCAACAAAGCCGAGTTTTTTATAAAAGCCTGTAAGTCTGTTTTTGTTCCCACCAAAATCCGAACTTGGAGTAAGTGCAATTGTTTTATTTTGCGAGTCAGCATAGTTAATAATATCCTGCATTGCTTTGGTGCCAGTGCCTTGATTACGCATAGCTTCAGGCACAACAATTTTATGCAATGAAAGAACATTACTTGATGGGCTACCTTTTAGACTTAATTCAATTCCATATTGTTGTTTAATGCTCGTAGCAAAATCATCTACTGAGATTGTTTGTTCAGGGGTAGCACTCTGATTAAATGAAGTTCCTTTATCCGTGGTCGGCTCATCAGCAATACGAATTGGGTAACGGTCAAAGGCTTCTTTTGCGGAAATACCAAGTTTATCGCCTAACGTTGAGTAGAAAGCTGAAGTTAATTCACCCGCTGCACGATTGTATTTAGCCGTAAATGTTCCAACTTTAGCCAATTGGTTTTGCACTTCTGTTGCAACCAACTCTTTTGCATCTTCAGCACTTTCAAAACGGGCTTGCTCAGCCATATAGGTATCGGCTTCTTGCTGCATTTGTTCCGTTGTTTTTGCAAGGTTCTCTTGGGTTTCGCGATAAGTTGGCATGTCCGGGCTTGAACGAACGTTCTCAACAAAATCTGTTGGACGCTCAACAACCGACATTGCAGAAACAAACTCATTCACTGGTATCTGTACAGTGCCATTAAATGTTTCCGCTGTGCCCAACTGATCTTGCAGACTTGGTGCTCGTTCAAATAAATCGGTTGGCTCAATATTACGGTCGCGTAATAACTGGTTGAAGGTCTGACCATCTATATAAACTTCTTCAACCGCGCCGTGTTCTTCAACTGCCTGTTTGATAAATGCTTGGCTTGCAGAGTCATCACGTTGTGCTGTCTTGCTTTCTTTGTTGCGGTCAATAAGGTTGTTAAGTACAGCTGCAAACGTACTTGAACGAACAGCATCTTGCTGTTGATCTTGTCGCAATTGGTCTAATGCAAATTGTGCTGTACGTTGGTTTTTAACTTTGGCCGCAGATGTAATTGCTACTTCAGGCGCAGCGGTTGCAACTTCTAACAAACCTTCTAAAGCCATTTCGACTGGATCGGCTTTTTCACCAACAGCATCAGCCGCACCTTTTACGGAATACATGCCCGCAGCGGATTGAATGACCGCTTGACCACCAACAGTACGCAAAGGGCCACCAAAAGTTACGGGCATTAATGCACCGCCCAACGCTGAGTATTTGGCTGAACCCCATGTCTTTGCAGCTGCATAATCAATCTGTTCTTGGCGGGTTAAAAACTTTTCACGGGCTTCTGCCATGTTCTGCCCATATGACACCAGAGCATCGGCCGTGCCTGCACCTAATGCGCCTTGTGCCGCATTACCTGCGGTTGTTACTCCGCGTACTAACTTAGCCGCCTTTTCTAAGTTCATCACCAAAGGGGCATATTTAGCGGTATTTCGGATAAGTGAATTTGTTAAAACTCCACCTGCCCCCGCGCCTGCATAATATCCAACTAATGCGGGGGGTGCTTGTTCAATTAAAAACTCACCCACTAAACCTGCATCAGCATTGCTAACCAGTTCTTGTGCCGCACCCAATACACCTGCATCATTTGTCTGTGCTGCAAGTTGTGCTTGGTAAAGCGCTTGCGTCATTTCTTGTGATGGGGCAGCTTTATTTTTAACACGTGTTGCCAAGTTAAGAAGGCTATCGTTTCCTGTTGTCGCGCTAATTACTGCGCCTTCTGTCTGACCAATAGCCGCAACAGCACGAATAGCTGCATTTACATATCGATTGCCTTGTTCTTGTGGACTGGTAGGTTCAGCAGTCGCCGTGTGCTCCATCCAATAGACTTGGTTTTCATAGTATTTTTTAAACCGTTCGGCAGACATTACGCCTGCTGTTTTCTTGATGCGGTCGTAATGTTCTTTGAAAACTTGGTCTGATGTTTGGGGCACTAAAGATGTACTTAGCGTATCCAATAAATTAGGGTTTACATTCGGCTTGACCTGCTTTTGAGGGTCTTCGTAAATACCTAGTTCTTTCAGTCTCTTTTTTTGTTCTGGTGACGTACCTTTAGACAAAACATTTTGTATGTCTTGATATGAAACAGGTTCGTACGGTTTATTCAAACTCGAACCCAATAAGGATACTTTATCGCTAATGTCTTTTAAATTTTCAAAGTCATCAAGTGAAACAGCGGCTTGATTTGGGTTAAGTGCATATTTACCCAATACAGGGTCACTTGCAACCACTTCATTGACGCGCTTTTGAGTATTTACCTCATCAGCAACAGAAACGATCTGTTCAGGCGTTTCTGTCATCTTGTTATAGTCTAAGCCCAACGAACGTGCAGCCTTACGCGCACGGGCTTCTGTATCAGCAATTTGCGTTGGGTTCTTGCCTTGGTTTAATTCGAATAATTGACCAATTGTCAGATTTGTATTTTGATCAGACATAATAAAAGCACTTAAGACTACGGTTATTTGTAATCTTAAATGCTGTTATTGGTTAGACTGCCTTTTGCTGTTGACAGCTTAAATCAGATGTAAATTGAACTTTTACTTTTTGGTTCGATTTGACGGGTGTTTGAAATATCAATCGCACGTTTTACAGCATTTCTTTTAACAGTATTTCTGTATTCGATAATTTCACCGTTAACAATTTGTCTGATTTCATCATCTGTTTTATCTTCATTTTTTGGTAATGAGTTTTGAAAATTAACCATTGATTCATAAACAAGACCCTCTTTATCAACACAACTACTTAAAGAAGCTGAAGCGATTTCTTCTGCGGAACTTGATGTTTGAGAATAACTATCTACAGCTTCATTTATGCAAAGTTGCCAGAGTTTAGAGGCGCTCGCAAACACTTCGAAAGCACCTTTAACATCCCCCGCGTTTGCATTAAAGGCGCAAATAGCAATTAAAATTAAAACTCCGATTTTACTTTTCACTAGAAACCCCTTCTCATTATTGAATAATAAGCATTGATATATTCCGCATCTGTCACGTTATTTGGATTTCTACCCTGCTTTTTAAATATGTTATCAATTTTTGTTTTCATTGAGTCAGTTATATCGCCCTTACTCTTAACTTGAGAATAAACACGGTTATATTCAACTTTATCATCAAAGAAAGGTCGTGAAGTAGTAACTTTGACTTGATTGTTTATGTTTTTCAAAACAACTCGGTTTACTTGTTCCCAAGTTAAATTTCCACCGTTTTTTGCTTCAGCTTCTTTTAACGTCTGCATTAAATCTGTTTTAACAGCATTGTAGTGCTCAAGCTGCTTTTTATCAGTAGTGCTTGTTATCCCAATGATATTTAGATACGGCTTGACTGCCAAAGCCACAGTATTATTGTCAAGAATGAATGTCTTTTTCTCATTTTTAGAGCCTTTAAGAGCATTCACATTCGCATACATTTTAGTGACTTCTTCATAATCTTTTGGCGACAACTTATCAGCAAATTGATGTAGAACAGATTGTGGTTTGCCTTTGAAAAGTTCCTCTTGATTAAGGGTAATCATACTTAGAGTAATAGGGTCAGTTTTGATATCCTTGTCGTATGTACCTTTACTCACCGCTTTCAAACTATTAATTTGACTTGGTTCTAAAACCGTAATACTACCTGCAGGGATTTGTTCAAAAGTGAATTTACCTGCAATTATGCCATTAAAAAGATTACTATACTCTTGATCTTGTTTATCTTTTTTAATTTTATCTTGCCCATTGTAGTATCTATCAGTAAGGGAAAGTGCTTTCTGTTTTACATCAACAGGAACGTTACTGTTCCAAAGCTCTTCATAGGCTTGTTCGCGTGTCTTAGCAGGTTTTTTTGCATAATCACCAAAATCTTGAGATAACCATTTATCCATGCGCTCTAAATACGCGCGACCTCTGGGTCCTTTAGGTTGTCCCCCTGCTAATACTCTTCTTGCGTCTTCATCCCCACCATGATAGTAAGCAGCAATAACCATTGGGTCTTTTGTTTTATATTTTTTACTAATGTCTGAAATAAAATCGAAAGCAGCGTCAATAGTATCGGCAGGGTTGTTAATATCCCTTTGACCGCCTTTATTGTACTGTTTCCATGTATCAGGTATAAACTGCATAACAGATTTAGCACCCTTTTCAGAAACGGCACTATTATTAGATTTTTCACCAGCCAATCTTAGTCCTAAAATTAAAGGCGCTGCCCATTCCATGCCTTTTTCTTTTGCAGCATGCACAGTGTAAACATCCAAACGTTGATCATTGTATTTGATGCTTTTCATCTGTTCAGGCGTCAATGATTTTAACTCTTTTGCAATTGCGGCCGATGCCTGTGGCGGTGCATTTAATGCAGGATTACTAAATTCTTGGGTTCCAGTAGTTATTTTGTTGACTAACATTTCAACTTGCTGTTCTTCAAGTTTTTCGTGAATTTTCTTGTTAATCACATAGTCATCAGCAAGTGATATCTCATTACCATATTTATTCTTATAAGTTACTGCTGCTTTTAATTCGCCATTTTGAATAAAGGCGTTTAGGTTGTTTAAATGCGCTGATGAAATGGACTTTAGGTACATGTTTTCAGCTTCTGTAGCTGATTTACCCTCAAGGTTCATTAATTTACCTAAAGACGCTTTGAGATTAGCACGGCTTTCATCAATCTTAGTGAAGTCACCAGGATTCTCGTTTATTTCACGGATAAAACGTTCTGCAGAAGATGAGTAAACACTTTGCTGATAAACATCATTTTCACGTACGAAGTAATTTTGCAAAGTACCTTTAAATTGAAGCGCATCGCGTGCAGCAATTTGCTGAAACATCGTACGCTGGCGGCTATTGCTTAACTTATTAGCAATTTCACCAACACCGTTTTGATATGCACGAGAATAGTAATCAACAAAGTTGCCGCCTTCCCCGTCATCAAAACCGACCACGTCTGCGCCTTTTTTCTTGATGTAGCCATCGGTATCGTTGTTTTCAAGATGCAAACGCAACTCGGCAAGTTTGTTTTGCGCGTCAATCACGCGCACACGGTCGTTCTCATCTTGTATTTCTTTATATTTATTGGCGACCGTATTAGCTAGATTGGCAAATCCATCTATTTTATTGCCGACCATATCCACTGCTTGACCAGGTGTAACCCCACCGCTGATTTGTACGTTAGGCATGTCGGCTTCAGCGACTTGAGAGTTAAACTGTGGTATACGCATTTAAGCAGCCCCCATCCAATTCCAGTTGTAGTTTTGCCAAGATGCCCCTTGTTCTTTACCGTAAAGAGACATTGAAAAATTGCTATTCGCGTTATACGAACCGTTTACAGGTTGCGTCATTGTTAGAGACTCGCCGCCTTGCATTGGACTTCCTCCGCCACCACCCATCATTGAAGATGCAAATTGGTCTATTGCTGCAAGTTCAGCATTTAGGCGCGGGCGCACTGATTTGGCTTGCGCCAAAAGAGAGTTTTTCTGGTTGATGAAATTGGTTTCTTGAACACGATGCCCCCAAGACTTCATGGCGGCATTGTACTTCAAGGTATCAATATCGTTTTGGGCCATCATTTCAGTTGAAGCTAAAATATCAATCGCTGAACCTTGTGTAACATCAATGCCGTTTTCAGCAAGCGCATTGATTTGGCTTGACTTGAAGCCTGAAAGATTACGCTGATAATCCGTAACACTGTTGCGCCCGTCATCAATAGCATCGCGCGCTTGTATATCTGCAAGAGTTGCATTTTCTCCAGCAATATCTGCTTGCTGCTCTAAGGACTGTTTAAGCGCTTTTAATTTTAAACATGTTGTGGCACCTTTAACGGCAGCAGTAGCAATTGCTTGATATAGATTGCCACCGCCCATTTGGCCGCCGCCACCCCCACCGCCCATCATGCAGCCACCATACTAAACGGATAAAAAAATTCACCGTTTATCCCGTGCACTTCTGGAGCATCTAATTTAAAACCTAAGTGTTTTAGGAAACGAATTGCCGCATCGTTTTTAATGTAAACATGGTTTCGAAGTAGGTCATGATCTAAAAGCATTTCTTTTAGAATATTGCGTGTCTGCTTAATAAATTCGATTGGGTACTTGCTAATGTGCGTGGTACCAAGCAACCACGGGCACCCTACTTTACCGATTAGGCTTGTAATGCCCACACCACAAATAAATAGCAGTTTGCCGTTAACAACGACTGCCCACGAATCGCGGGAACCTTTAACACATGTTTTCACAATCCATTGATAGTTATCACTGAAATAGGCTTTTAGTTCTTCTTGATCCGCAGGTCGTAGATTTTCAACAAGAATACGAATATCGCGCTCTGTTGGCTTGCGAATCTCAATATTATTTCGTCTCATGTCATTTCTACCTCTAGGGCCAATAGCTTCATAGGTAAAGGTTTATCATGTTTTACAGTAATTTGAATGTCTCTTTCGTAAGTGCTGTCAACTGGTACCTCTACCAAACCTGAATACAATTTAAGAGGGCTGCCATAGCGTTCGTTGCTACGCGGTTTAAACTCATCGATTGGTGTACGGTCTTCAATATCTTGGTTAGCACCGACCAAAATATTTTGAGAATCCAAAACCCGTAAAAATGCTTTATTCACCACTTTAGGTTTAACAGGGCTTCTTTGCTCTTGAAAAATTGGCAATGTTTGCATTTCTGCTTCATACCCTAAGCCCACCCAAATATTTGACAATTCACGGGGTAATTTGATTGTACCGTTTTCTACTTTAACGTTTGGCTTAACTCCACCATCAGCAAATACAGATACCGTTTGACCTTCCAACCAATCTAAGCCGGTTAAAGTTGATGTGGGGTTGCCCTTATATTGAATGCTACTGTCTAGGTAACACTTATCTTGCATATCTAGCGGCTGCCTTGTAAGCATTCGCTCAATTGTGTAAAAGCCGTTTCGTTCTACAAATGCATATAAAACAGATTGGTTATCTTCAGGTATTTCTGCTAATGAAAGAAATTTACCGTCAGTATGATGTTCTGCCCAAGCCCAAACCTGTTGTTGCGGCTCATATGTTAGCGAAAGCAAGACGCCGTCATCACGAACAAAATATATAATATTCAAAGGGTTACGTAGCAATGCACAATCTACAATTTTATGCCCATCAAAGAGATGCGGGCACATTATTGATAAATCGATCGTTTGATAAAACGAAGCGTTATAACCACTTGCTAATGACACTTCATGTACATGTCCTGTCTGATCAGAAGCAAATACAGCAGCACCGTCAACTTCAACAGGCGTTACGTCATTCGCACCTGTACTGTATTGCTTATTCACATTAACACTTGCAGCAGTTACAGCCCCATCAGCTGACATTTTCCAAAGTGCGCCACTTGTTAGAATGAGTAAGTCACTCATTGGCACAAGGTGACGAACGCCGTTACCGTCTCGTGCAGCAAAGCGAATTTGGATAGAGTCCGTATCTTGTAAAGGGATGTGATACCCAAAATTATCATCTGTTGCTGTACGTGACATTCGTAGCCATTGGGGGGATTTATACCCACCTCCGTAAACTTTTCGCTGACCGTGATATGCAACGGCCATTGGGTAAAACTCGAAAGGATTGCGGATTAAAGGCGGTGTAATTGCGCCGTTAGTTTCGATGTAATCATCAGTAAAACTTAATTCTGTTGTTTCCCCAATGTAACTAGCTAATCCTGAACGCAACTTGAATACGTTGTAACGGGTCGCGCCCGGCACTGCATCCCAAGTCAGAATATTTTCATTACCTGATAAAGTTAAGTCATTTTTTAGAACAGGTGATTTTGCTGAAGCTTGAGATTCATTTTCATCGTTTACGGCAGTAACCTGATATACGTATTCACGTTCAATGTAGCCGTTTTCATTTACCTTTTTAACGGTACCATTCAAGTTTTGCGGTTGAGCTAAACCATACCCAACCGTGACTATCTCAGTCGTCCATTCAGTTGCGCCCTTACGAATGATTTTACGCGGTGGGTAGTCTGGATGCGTGATTGTAATAACATCAGCAGATTGTGCATAACGGAGCTGCATTAAATGCTGCTCGGCATACGGCAATGCTACCTCTAAAGGTTGATCGTTATCGTCTAAAAGCATCCCGCCATCAGCAAAGAAATTTACAGCACCTGCACGAATAGCCAAAACAACGGCCTGTTCTTCACTAAAGACAAAACGAATTAAACGCATTTTACCCATTGATTTCGGGTAATGGTGTACGTAGCGGAAGCCTGCACGATAAACAACCCCGCCAAACAGTTCGACATAAAAGTTTTTGCATTTAGCTACACCAGTTTGGTATTTCGCCTGATCAATGCGGCCAAACATCTCATGAGAAATTACGCCACCATTAAACGAATATTGCATTTATCGCGCCTCAAACATTGAGCCTGTATGTTCAGGCCGTGCTTCAATCCGATGTTGTTGCAGATCAATGAAAATTGCTTTGTTCTTTTCAATTTCATAAAGCTGCATCATGGAGATTTGTTTTTGCTCGTTCTGCGTCAAAGGACCTGCTATTCGTGCGGCCAACAAATAAGATAGAGCAGTCTTGAAAGAATCGGGCATTAAGGCCAAGTCTTTCACATCGTGAACATAGCGTAAGATTGGTGCGGTATCTTCTGTGAATAGAAGATTGCCTTCTACATAGAATCGGCTGCCTGATTCAAGCTGAAATATACGGACCTTATCACTTGGCAAAACATAAGCCGTGCCAAACTCATACCCTGCATCGACATTCAAGCGAACGCGCTTAACGGCAAACGTCCATTGATGTTCGTTGTCCAACAGCTCTCTACGGCAAATTGGGTAAAAGGTATTGCACAATCTTGCGTGCTTTGTCGGTTCGGTTAGTTCATTTACAACATAGCCCTGCGCGAGATGCGACAGGGCTAAATTGCAAAGATCAACAATTGATCTCATAGGCTTTACCCTGTTTAGAACTGTTTATCTAAATCAGCTTGATAAAGTTTTTCCTTCAACAAGTATCCTTCTAACTGCCAAATTTTTTCACGGGCGTTTTTATACGCTACTTCTTGGCCGATGAACGGATCAAAGTTTTCAGGGGCTACACATGCGCTTTCACCAGTAACGGTAAAGCCATTCTCTAAAACGATTGTGCAAAAGGTTAAACAGCGCAATGCTTGGTAGGTCTTTTCATCCATAGCTTGTTTAGGATCAACATTTGCTAGTGGTGAATGGTAGTAAACATTCTTGATTTTTGAATCAAGCTGATCAGGGGTTATGCGCGGGGCATTTAGTCCTTTTGCTTGAATCTGTTTTTCGATTTGTTCTTCAGACATTTTTATGAACCTTTAGCTACGTTTGCTTTGTGGTAAAAGCCCGTACTAATACGGGCTTTTTTAATTATTCAGCTTGTGTTGAGCCTGTCGCGCCTCGACCCGATGCTTTCGGCTTTTCCTCAACTGGCTTAAACCAAGTTTTTACTTTTGGGTTCACCAAACCCGCAGGCACATAAAACTCTGTGCCTACGTCACGAATACCGTGGTAAAAACCTTTTTTGATAGCAACTACTAATACTTGGTCTGACATCTAAAATACCTCTATTAAACTGGTACAGTTGCGCCGCTTACAGCGTCATAGTTTGTACGGATATCCGCTTCATTGCCCAACCAAGCCGAAATAGATCCAGTAGGCGCATTGGCAACCGCATAAGACAAACGGATAAAACGTTTTGTCGCACTGTTTACGTAAAAGAACGTACCTTTGTTCAGTTCAGCAGCTTTAAACGCTTTTGACGCGGCTGCTGCTGTAAAAGTTGTACCATCCGCACTTTCTTCAAGTGTCACTGTAACGGTAGCGTTTGCAGGTCCAACTACATGCCCTTGAAGGCAGATAGGTAAACCCGCAGTACCAACAGATTTATGCACTGTGTCCAAAGTGAAAGTACTAGCCCCCGCCGCAATAGCTTGCTTATCGGAGAACTGTAGTAATTTATCAACTAATGCCATGGTTAAATTCTCCTTAAACTACACGGGCTTCAGTGTTAAGAATCACATCACAGATGCGAATCGGCTCACCATCCCATGCTTGAATTTTGCGGCTACCGTCTTTACGGAAGTCTTCAAGAGTCAAGCGCACATTTTTAAAGTGATTGACTTGGCCTTTAAGCGCTTGGTTAACTGTACGGTTCATGTAAATTGCTGTACGTGCTGAACCTGCAAGTGGTAAGAGAGAAAGTGCGTCATCCAATAAATCAATAAGATTTGCACCAGTAGATGCATCTTTTGAAAGGTCCGAAACATCAATGTTTGCGATACGAACAACCGAGCGCCAGTCACGTACAGATAAACCCACGTCCCATTGGAAGTAAGTTCGCATTGCCTCGTAACGGCCGCCTTGCGCATCAAGTACCGTTTGTTGTCCTTTGTCCTGAATATCAAGACCCGCTTGCGTACCTTGCGGATAGAACAAGTGAGTTTTTTCACGCCCCCACTGCACAATGTAAATTGACGTATTGTTAGTGCCAGTACCGCCTGCATCCAGAATGTTTACAGCGTTTGCAGGTGCTACGCTTGTTTCAGGGTCAATAAGATGGTTGTAACGCGTTGCTAAACCGTTAAAGGTAGATACATCACCTGCAACATCACCATAGATAATGTTTTCCATTACCTCTTGTGACATACCCTCTAAGAAGCCTGCATCTTCTTCCGAGCGCCATTGCTTTTTATTTTCGCCTTGAAGGTCGTACAAGGTTTTATCAACTTCTGAATATGAAGTTAATTGACCAGTACTATCAGAGACTTGAACACGTGATGTTTTTTCTGGTTGTACACCATAGTTCAATTTACGCCATGTACCTTTTGGTAAACCTGAGCGAACGCTAGTTTTATTGTGGGTACCGCTGTTTGCTTCAAGTACTACAGCATCGTCAAGTAAGTCTTGACGTTTGTTGAGTACTTCGATAATCGCCCCAACTTTAGAGTTCGTACCAATGTTATGGGCAACGTCGGCTAATGTTGGGTTTGTTTGTACAATCGTAGGCATCTAAGTATTCCTTATGATTTGTCATACCATACGGCCGCTGGTGCCACATTCGCTGTATTTGTCCCACGACCATGGGTCATATTGTCGGGTTCCAACAATTTACCTACTTCGGTCATAAAGCCAATTACTGCAGGATGGTTACCAAGTCCGCTCATATAGAGAATCTTAGAGATTTCATCGCCCCGTGGTAAGCTGAAGGCGCGTTGCGCTGTCAACAGGTTTTTTTCAAGGTTTTCACCGCCGTACTCCTTATCGGCCTTCGCTGCATCAAGCCATGAAAGAATCGTTTTTTGCTGCTCTTGTATTTGGCGTTGCTGCATTTGAACGCCTAAATCCACAAGCTTTTGCACAGCTTCTTGTGGCATTTTGAACTGTTGCCCTAACTCTTGAAGAACTTTTGAATCATCAGGATTCATTGAGTAGCCTTCAGGCATTGTGAATTCAGTGTATTGAATCGGTTGTTCAGCAGGTGGCTGTTCACCCCCTAAAAGAACTTCAGGCTTGGTTTCAGTGGTTTCAACATTTTCTGTGGTCGTGGTTGTAGTAGGTGTTGTTTCAACCTGAGTTGTAGCAGGATTGGCCCCACCTGTTTCAGTGGTAGTCGCAGCAGGTGCATCAGTAGTGGTAGCTGTAGTTGCCGCATCAGTTGCTGTCGTAGTTGTTGTCACTTCGCTCATGGTTCACCTTCTGTTCAGTCTTTTTAAAATGGTCTCTTTGCATGTCTAGCCATGCGTTTGAATCTACTTGTGTAATCTCGCCAATGATGTAAACGCCAAACTCTCGGCGCCCCTCCATAAATGCAAAATCACTCATATGTGCACCTGTGCCGTAGGTCGGCTGCAGATAGTTCGATCTATTAATCAGGCGCATTAGAAAACGTTTACCGTGTTCCGTTTCCAAGATTGAGCGCAGGTCATTTAGTTCCTGGTCACGCTCGCTCTTATAATCTTTAGCTTTGGTTTCTAGGTCGCTCATGCCGCACCACCTTGCAAGAACAAGTCAGATACAGTTTCAGCGTCAGTATCACTAACAGTTTTCACCGTATTGGCATTTGTGTTTTGAGTTTGTGCTTGTTGAGCTTCTAAAGCTTGCTGTTGTGCAATTTGCTGTTGTGCTGCACGGTCGCTACGGATTTGGTCAATGATGCGTTTTGGTCTGAATACGTTAGGCGATACACCGTTAATATCCATGTACTCATCGATAAATTTATCTGTATCGAATTTATCTAGCACTTGTGGGTCAATCTGTGCGACTTGTCCAACCATCGCTAAGGCACGCTCAAGGACGGCAGAACCTGAAGCTTTTTGCGCAAGGGCAAGAATCGATACGAAATTGATTTCAACATCGGCGTTTTGAATAGCTTCAGGTGCAATTTGTTGAAGGTACTTATTCCGTGAAAGCACACGTTGCACACAGATTTCAACAAGTGGACGTAATAGTTCATCGATCTGACGTTCAACAACCGGACCAAGCATGAGCATCTTTTCAGATTTACGCTCGTACACTTCGGTAGCGGTCATTTTTCCTTTGTCAAAAGCATCGAGCATCAGGAACAAATCAGTATGAAATGCGCGTTTAACACGCTCTTGACATTGTGCAATCTGCGCCATAACCCCGTTCAAATCGAACTGCACATTCAACATTGCTTGAACTTGTGCAACTTTGCTTGTCGGTGACGCTTGGTAGAACGCAATGCCATTTGGTAATGTCTCGCGCTCATGGCCTTTTAAGTAATCAGGTAAAAGTAAAGGCGGTCGAACTTGGTAGTCCACGCCTACAGCAATTTGCTGATGCCCTTTCTGTAGTGCGCGTAAGTCTCCAATACAATCGCTTGCAGGGCCTTCACCGTACACATCACTACTTGATACTGTCCAACGGCCACAAATAACTTGAAAGCTCATCATGCCGCTTTCACGTAGTAACTTGTTTGTTGCACTTGGTTCGTAGTAGATCGATGCATAAGGCATGTTTTTAGGGCCATATCCTTTTGCATCTACGCGTTCATAAACAGCATGGTGAACTTCAAACTCTTGTTCAAAGTTCTTATTTTCGAATGCGCTTTTAATAGCATCAGAAACGTTTTCAAGTCCAAACTGCTTAACCATATTGAGTGTGGTTAGTTTGAACTTGCGGAAAATGCCATTTGGTTTATTGAACTCATCCGTAGTTATTGCGAACTCGCCGAACGTCATTGGGATAACGTCCATTGGTTGAGCTTTTGAATTTGGCCCATGATCAGGAGCTAATGCCGCACCGATTCCAAAAGCCCCTTCTTGCGTATAGATATGATGTACCGCCCGATATACATTGCTCTTTGCAAAAGCAACATAGCAAGCATCCTCAACAGCTTTAAGCCATTGTTTTACTTCAATATCTTTTTGCAATGCTTCATCGGCGGCTTGCAATGTAAACCATTTGCGACTCGGTGAACATGTGCCCGATACCATGCCCGCCGCAAGAGTCTTAAGCGAATCTTTACCTGTGTTATCAACAATTTTGGACCATGCAGATCGGTCATGCTTTTCTTGGTTCTTAATCGTTTTAATAGCAACAGGCAAAACGTGTAATGCTAATTCGGCACAATAGTCGTCCATATCATTGACACGATTTTGCCAAACTGCATCAAACCGTTTTTTCAGCGCTCTGATATCGTCTTCAGTCATGTTAGCCGCCTAGTAAAGTTTTCTTGCCTAAACGCAAATTCTCGTCATCAACACCTGTTGCATCTGTGTACAAGGTATTCGCAATACCGCCCGACATAGAGTTTTGTGCGTTTTGCACACGGTCGATAGTTGCTGATGCATCTGGTGACTTAGAGTCCTGTCGTACTGGTGGCTTTGGCGGTGCTTGAATATCTGCCTTCTTTGCATCCATGCCGAAAAGCTTTGCTGTCTTATCAATTACGCTATTACCGCCAAATAAAAGGTCCGTAAAATTGCTACTGCACATGTGAAAACTCCAAGTGAGGTTGTCATTCATAACATTATGCTTTTGACAAATGCTCATGGCCCTATTTCCTGTTGACACTACGCGTAAGGGTCGTAATCACGTCTTGCAGCTGATGCATTGATCGTCTGCATAATGTGACGTTTAGGTGTATCAATTTGCGCGTTGATAATTGCAGAGCCATAGTCTGGACTGCGGCCAATACGCTTGATGATTTCTTCGCGTGATTCCACTTTGATTTTGGTTCCCTGCAACGCCCAACGTGGTGCAGTTAAGTCTGCTAAAAGCTTTGGTTCAGGTGGCAAAGCAACTGTACTGCCGTATGCGGGGTCTAATGCTTCGCGGAACTGCCACCAGAGTTGTGAACGCAGGTTGTAAAAACTAAGTTGGCCTGAACGGTCGAATGCAGTTGCAGCATTGCGTACGTCCACAGGCACAACGTGAATTCCTGATTGCTTTAAGAAATCGTATGTACTTGCACCTACACCAATCACATCGACATGAATGGGTGCATGGTCACGAACATGTGAAACAGCAAATGATGCGCTTGTTGGTCCGTCTGGGGAGTCCTTGCCCTCAAGTACGTTCGGGTTGTCATACCAATGTGCATAACGCGCAAAACCAATCGTGTTATCGCCGCCACCACGTGCAACGTCCAATCCGTAAGAATCCATCTTGAAATCGCCACGATGCAAAATGCGCATATCTTCAAGTGGTTTCCAACGTGCTTGAGCTGCTTCAACCCATTCTGTAGGAATAACTTGCCAAGGGTCATCTTCAATACCCGCACTGAAATCGCCGTATAACATTTGTGACCTCAAAGGTTCAGGCAATGCTTGTAAAGTACTCATGTAGCCTGTTTCCATGTAGTACTTGTTGTCTGTCACACGAGCAGGAATGAACGTGCGTGATGTTGGTTTAATTATGAGTTCGGGCTTGTAATCTTTTGGGTCAAAGTCATAAACGATTTGCTCATCGATAATGACAAAGGGCTTATTGCTTTCAACCTCTTGTTCTTTGCCATTCACCATAGCGAACCAACGTAATTCGCCCGGCTGTGCAGGGTTCGGATAACCTTTCTTAATCCAAGGTGCAAAGAAATCAATCACCCATCGGCCTTCCGCAGTAGTCGGAGGGTTAAAGGTCAAAAGGCATTTAGGTTTAATTGTCGGGTCACTGGTACGATTCCAACCCATAATGAAACGTGCTTGGCCTTCACGAATTTCTGTGGCTTCATCAAGCGCCTTCAAATCATGCGCACGACCTTGCCAACGCTTCTCATCACCCGGATTATCTAAGCCACCAAACTCAATCAGACGACCCTTGCCCAAGTTCCAAAATGATTTTTGCGAGTTGTACCCGTTCTTGTGGCCTAAGATTTCTTCACCACGTTGCACAATACCGTCTGTTTGTGCCTTCTCTTTACGCACAACTAAACTACGTTTATGTGCAGTAAGACATGAGCCGATAATCAAGTCAGTCTTACCCCCGCCTGCCGCACCGCCGTAACCGATAATGTCAGCATCCGATGTGTAAGCTGCCATTTGCGGACCTTCAAGCGGAAACCATACAGGCGCATTTGCAAGAATCCTGCTGATAACTGCACGTTCATCTTCATCAAGCAAATTAATAAATTGCTCAATTTCCGATTCGCTCATATCCGCAATTAATGCAAGGAGTTCGTCATCGTTGGGCTTGTTCATAGTCAATCCAATCACCAAATTCAAAAATGGTCATGTAACTAATGGCGAAGAGAAACCAAACATCGGCTAAATCTCTGATGTGGTTTTCCTGAAGCCTGAAATACTCACCCACCACTGCAAACATTAAGAACCATGTTAAGCAGCTAAAAAATGCTGATTTCTTTAGGTGCCAGAATTTCACCAACAACAAAGGAATAAGCAGATTGATAAATACTGAAATGAGAAAAGCTGTCAGCGAGAAAGTATTTGTCATAGGTTCACACCATGTACCTTTGCGTAAGTGGCGCAAATAACCAAAACCATTAGGAAAATCCAAAAGTATTTATCCATTATCAAATAACCTCCGCTTGCCAAGGTTGAACACGAAATGTCTTATTGTGCTTGGTTGCTTTGTTTGGTTCTTCATTTAGTGACAAAGTGAAATCTTCAATTCCTGTTAGCCAATAGCCTTTGTCTGTATGAATGCCGTTGATGTAGTAATACTTCTTCGTTGCGGGTAAATAGACTTGTTGCCCGATTTTGTAATTGTGCTGTTCACGCATCGCCTTTCTCCTTTTTAGCCTTAGCCTTTTTCAACTTGGCGAGTAGGCTTAACTGTGTGCTTGCTGCTTTTGGATCGGTTAGCGGGTTTTCTGGGTCGTTGCCAAGTTCTACACGATCTTTGAACATGCCAATGTGCTGACCTGCTTTAATCAAAGCAGCGACTTGGTCATTCATTTTGATTTCTATGCCGTGCTGAGATTCTTTAATACCTGCATAAAGCAATTTGGCTTGGTCACTTACACGTGTCGTATCTGCAATATACGTATATCCAACGCCTTCGCCGCGGCATTCTGGGCAATCTGGATTCGGCGCTTTGAGACGATCAAAATCTAAACCACCTTCACATTTTGGTTCAGGTGCATTCGTGTCGTGCGCGTGTTGAATTGCTCTTTTAAATTCGCCTACTGTCCATTGGTAATTGTGGTCAATACCCCAACAGAATCGGCAATTAACACGTGTGTATCGCGTTAATTCGTTAGGGTCAGCCGTTGCCATTTCCCATAAGCGATTTAATACCTTGTCTTGTGTGATCTTGTTGCGTTCTGCAAGTTCAGCTTCACCTGCTTCAATGGCTTTTTTGACCTTATCATCTCTTAACAGACGAGATGCCATCACAGCAGCTACACCTTCGTTCTTTACCTTGTATCCTGCACGTATGTAAGCTCGTGCCCCGTTACGATCAATTAGGTATTCATTGACAAATCTTTGTTGCCTTCCACGTAAAGCCATTAGAAGACCTCCTTATAGCAATACCCCACGCAAATACGTCGGCACATTTCGTGGGAAATTTCGTATTTATGTCCAAGTTGTCTATAAGACATGCCCGATTTATGTAGTGCTCGAATGTTTTTCACGTCTTCCTCTGTAACTTTTGGCTTAGAGCTACGCTTTACTTTGTCTTTCACTACAAATTCAGGGAGAAAAGCCAAAACAGGCATGGGCGCGCTCCTCCAAGTCGTTAATTTTTGCGTTTTTGTCTTTGGAAGTGCGTTAAGTGCTTAATTCTTTGTTTTTTCATTAAATAGCTATATAGATAAATAGAGATTAAGGAAAAAACGCACTTTTAAAGCACTTAACGCACTGCCCTAACTCATGAACACGCAATAAAATGCAAATACGCAAAAAACTACGTGTTCAACATCTACTGCTAACTGCTCTCACCATCAAACAAATCTGAATCCGCAGGAATCGACACACGAAGGCCGAGATAAAACCCTTTGCCGTTTGAACGCTGCACCTTAAATTTGCTATTAAGACGCCGCGCCAAAGCCCTTGACGAAGGGATATAGCGCAATTCGTTACGTGCTTTTGCATAAGCTTCCCAACTCACCCAAAGGTTTTGAGACGTTTCGCGATAATCACCAAGCTCACAGCACTCACTAATCCAGTCCTTTAAAAGGTCCATTTCATCGCGATATTCGTCACGTGCTTCCTTCGTCTTGTTCGGCTCGTTCAAGCCTTCTTGCTGATATTCAAGCGCACCACGCACAAGCCAAGCTAAAACGCCTTCAAGTTCAGCCTGAAGTTTTTCAGATCGGTTCGGGTCTTTAACAAGAGACTTGTCAGCGTCATAATTTCGTTGGAAAGGAATCATCATTAAGCGACGCCAAATACCATGGTCACCGCCTTTAATGATTGGCTTATGGTTCGTTGGCATAACAACGGTCCATGTTGGCTTGAACTCAACCGAAACACGCGAATAAAGGCCGCGGGCTGTGATGGATTCACCTCCTGTCATGGACTTAACCAAGCCTTCTTTTAATTCCTTGTTTTCTTCCGGTTCACCAACATAGACAAAACGGGCACCACGTAAACGCAATAAGTCCTCACGCGCACCGCCTGCATTACTTCGGCCTTCACCTAAGAAAGTTTCAGCGGGCGTCATCTTGGCGTAATCACCAAGTGCTTTGAAAATGGTTGTGAGAACTGTAGATTTACCGTTAGAGCCATCACCGAACGGAATGACCATAAGGTTTTCTTTTGGATTTCCTAAAATCGCGTATCCCATTAAACGACGGAAAAAATTCGCCATTTCTTCATCACCGAAGAAAGCATCAAGAACCGTCTTTTCAAATAATGGACATTTGGCTTTAGGGTTGTAATCGACGCCAGTGCTATATGTGATTAGCAATTCTTGGTTAGGCTTAACCAATTCACCATCACGCAAATTCACTGCGCCGTTTGCACAGCCCAGTAAATAAATATCACTGTCTAATTCTTTGATCGGAACCAATACACGCGGGTCGGATTGAGCAAGCGTCACCATGTTTTTAACCATGAACGCCTTTTGAGACATTGCACAGAATTGATAGAACTCGGCACGTTGTGCATCGTCATCAATCTTTTTAGCTTCATCCCCCATAGCCAAAACAGTTTGCTTTGCATACTGCTCGATGACCATGTTCACGCACGATTCCCAATAAACGCCGTTCCAGCGATACCAGGTATTTGTTTCGGCAATAAACATAATTTCATTGCCGTAAGCGTCTAGCATTCTTGAAGCATTACCAAATTCAGTCATCGGCCGCTTTTGGGCATCATCAAGTGCAATTTGCACTTTGCGACCGCCCATTGCGATATTCACTTCACGCGCTGAAATACTGATTTTGGTTAATTGCTTGAAGCGTTGGCGAAGAAGGCCCGATAGTTCAGTGCGTAAAGCAAGGTCAGTACCTGCCACCTTGCCTGCTTCTTTGGCTACAACCTGCAACAACTCTTGTTGGTCACGGCAATCAGCAATCTGATTTTTAATGTCAGCAAGAATCTGCCGTTTCTCTAATCTAAGTTTTGCTTGTTTAGATTCACGACCTGTTTTAAGTAGCCAGTGCGCTGTGACGATGGTTGAGCCTGTGCCGCTAAACGTATTCCAACGGTATTCGAGCTCTTCAAAGCTAACGTAATTCGATGCGGTAGAACTCCATTCATTCCATAGTTCGAGAGCAACGTCACTGCCGTCAAACTCATGATGTAAAGACATCCCCACACGCAACCAAGTGTCATAATCTTCATTGTCTATATGTTCTAAATATTTTTTTGCATCATCCAACGACCAACCGATTGTTGCCGTGGTCGTCATTAATAAATCTTCTTCATCCGCGAGTTCACTAGACGTCAAAGCACCAATACGTGACTTGCTGTTTTTCACACGAACAAAGCCGTGTTCTTCGGCCATACGTTCGAAAGCTTTTATCGCTTCTTCGACCTGTTCCTTGGTAATGGTCGGCAAAGCGTTAGCAGCAAATTCAGTCAGCCCACCGAAGAAATCAACCCATTCATACGGTTTACCTGTATCGGGGTGAACATGGTACGCGACGAATTGTTGACCGCGCCCAAGCACTTCGATACGATGTTTGTGTATTTCTTTAAAAGGTTTATCTGCTTCGGCAGGGTCTGCAAACCACGCCGAAGTTGATTTACCCCAATCAGAATCTTCAGCTCTATACACCAGTAAGATTTTTGGTGCATTCCCGACACGCTCACAGCTCACACCTAAATTATCACGGCACCATTCTGCAAAACGGTGTGATAATTCTGCGTCAGTTACATCAATATCAACTGCACAAATCGGGAAAGGCCCTTGACCTGTTAAAATACCCACGCCTTGATTTGCAAAGCGCGGTATGTCACTTGCAGTAAGTCGAACGTTTTGCCATCCATCCATCACAGGACGTTTTAATCCTTGCTTGATCGGCACAATCATGTAGTGATGAGCAAGTAAGGTTTTTCCGTGTTCCTTGAAATAGCTCATACGTCACGCACCTCACAGAAAGGTGAAACGTGATGATCTAAATTGCTATCGTCGCCCATGTCATCAATTTGTGGCGTGAGCTGAAGCACTGAACCAACTTGTGCACCAGATAACACGGTGTAGGTAAATCGCATATCAGGAAAAATAGAATCATGATCGGCAATTAAGGACTTCATTCTTTCACCATGGCATGAGCCATTGTCTCTGAACTTGCGTTTAACTTCAGATATCCCGCCCATGTGTTTGATAAGATCAAGTGAAGCCACCAGACGCTTGAGGTCTTTCAGATTAATGAGTCCGTCCGCTTGCTTATAGGTAACATGAGTGGTTCCATCTATTACAGCCTCAACCACCTCTCTCGCCTTCTCCACCCCAAACTCACGAATAAAATCTTTAGCATCCATATCAAAGCCCTGCCTCTACGTTAAGTAAAACGTCACCATTACAATTAGGACAAACGCATTCCCAATCAGTAACAGGCCCGATAGTTTCAAATTTGAAACCTTCGAAAAAATCAGCACTACAGGTAAAGTCAACGTCTTCTTTGCAATGCGGGCATTCAGCCCATATTTCTAAAGACCAAGTGCCTTCGGCTTTTTTGATTTGATTACGTTCAATTTCCATATCAACGCCCCTCCACCGCATAAGAGACTTGCTTGCATTCACATGGGGCAAATCCGCAAGTACCGCAGATCGGGCGTGATAAGCTCTTTTCTTGTTCCAATGCCAAAATGAAAAGCAAACAGCTAACGGCATGCGCTAAATGTGATTCACCCGTTTCAGGGTCTGCTGTTTGTCCATCCCGCCATGCGTTTAGGTGTCGGTGAGCTGCATCGAAATATCGTGTTTCTGCATTGGCAACCTTGCGCCAATTGTCTTCTGAATATTTACGCGCACCGAATTCAAGTACATTGATTACGGGCGCAAGCGAACCTTTTGGAATTAACGAGAAACGTGGCTTCGCGTTATCAAATTTTTGACCTTCAGTCATTCGGCATTCTCCTCTTGTGTGAGGTCTTCGAAATACCCTTCTGTTACGTAGCGCTCAGGGTAAAGAAGCTCTAACTCAGAGATTTCTTCGTTGAAAAACTTTGAAAGGTCTGCTGCTAGTTGTAAGGACGGCTTTTGATTGCCCTTTTCAATACGCGATAAGTTCCCCGCGTCAGAACCAACAGCCGCCGCTACTTCCGCAAGGGAATAATTATTTTTCAGTCTGATTTGACGAAGCGGTGTAGACATTTTTAATTACCTTTCATCCTACAATTAGACTCATGTTGCATTAAACGCAACAAATTATCAAGACTTGTTGCGTTGAAATTTATTGCGTCAAACGCAAACTTAATAATAAAATTTCTCAACAATGCTAAATAGCGCACATTTGGAAAAACACATGAAGGCCGGACTAGGTAATGCAATTAAGCAGTTGAGAGCAGCTAAAAAGATGAGCCAACAAGACCTTGCAGATAAGTTAGGGGTCGATAAGGGCAATGTTTCCCGCTATGAATCTGGTAAACAATTTCCCGATATAGATAAGCTCGAAAAAATTGCTTCAGCTTTTAATGTGACAGTGTCAGCGCTATTTGAAATGGCTGAAGGTATTGAACAGCCTAACGTTACAGGCCTTCGCAAAAACAATAAGCTCCCTGTACTTTCTTGGGTACAAGCAGGCGTTTGGACAAATGCAGAAGCTGTTGATTTATCAGAAGTAACTGAATGGTTGCCCGCACCTGATGATGGTTGTGAAGATTGTTTCTATCTAAAAGTAAAGGGCGTTAGTAATGAGCCTGAATTTTTAGAAGGTGATTATATTTTAGTAGACCCATCTGTTTATTATGCCGATATGCAATCGGGCGATGTAATCGTTGTTCGTAAACATTCCGATGCAACTTTTAAGAAATTAATTATTGAATCTGACGGCTCAAGATATCTTCAAGCCATCAATCCAAACTTTGTTCCAAACATCATTCCCTTAGACGAAGATTGTATTTTTGTGGGTCAAGTTATCGATTCAGTACGCTATGTATATCGTGCAAAACGCCGTACAAGATTTAGTTAAAACTTTAATTCATTAATATTCAATGACCTGCTTTAAAAGCAGGTTTTTTTATGCATATTTTTAAAAAGTTGCACTTGACGCAACTTAATGTTGTGAGTAACTTATCAATCATGTTGAGACAAACGCAACAAGTGAGATAAAAACCATGACAACAGATATTCATACATGGCGCAGCCTAATCTGCCAAGACCTTATCAAAGCGGGTTTAACAAACTCAAAAGATATCGTTGCACAAGCTTCAAACATCGAAGTTTATGTATTTGGTGATACCAAAACGGCAGAAGCAAAGCCAGAAATTAAAAACGCAGAAGTTAAAACTTCTAACCCTGCAAAAACTCAAACGGTTAAAGAAACCAAAGCAGAAAAGGTTGAAGAAGTACAAGAAACCAAATCTGAAACTGCACCAGTTGAAGAGCCAAAAGATGAAGTTGTTGAAGAAACAACTAAATCTGAAATCACTGAAAAAGAAGTGAAAGACGCTTGTTTAGCAGTAGCTAAAAAAGACCGTGCTGCACTTTTAAAAATCTTAAGTAATGTCGGCGTTACTACGGTTGCAACAATCCCTACGGATAAATACGCGGCTGTTATTGAAGCTTGCGAAAAAGCACTTGCATAAGGAAATGCGCATGAACACTCAAACCCATTTTTTAAATAAACGAATCAAAGCCGTGTTTACAGTTGGTGAGTTAATTGGTTTTACCCTTGCCCTGTTCATCATTATTGCTTTGGCAGTTGCAGCAGGCTTTACGGCAGCTCAATAAGGATTAAGTCATGACAGCACATGCAAAATTAAGTCCTTCTTCGGCTCACCGTTGGATGCGTTGTGCAGGTAGCGTAATTCTTGAGAAAGACCTACCTGACAGCAGCTCAGAGCATGCCGATCTAGGCACCGCTGCACATTTCCTTGCTTCGGAATGCTTAGAGCAAGGAAAGAATGCAGCGGATTTTGAAGGCCACACAATTGTCATTATCAAAGGCAACGCCCTTTGGATTGATGAAGCCACAGAAAGCCCTGTTTCTAACTTCTTCACAGTAGAAGCAGAAATGGTTGAGAACGTCCAAATCTATTTAGATGCGGTGCGTTCCCAAGCTGAAGGCAACGAGTTGCTTGTAGAACAGCGTGTTGATTTTTCCGAGTTTGTAGGTGCAGAAGGTTCTTTCGGTACAAGCGATGCAGTTGTTCTAACCGAAACTGAAATTCAGGTCCACGACCTGAAATACGGTAAAGGCGTAAAGGTCGATGCAGAAGGCAACGAGCAACTTGCGCTTTACGGTTTAGGTGCTTTGGCAACGTTCGGTATGTTCGGCGACTTTCAACAAGTACGAATGGTCATTCACCAACCACGCTTAGGCTATCAGTCTGAATATGTATTAACAGTTGAAGAGCTTTACGACTTCGCGAATGAAGCAAAAACGCAAGTTACTTTTATCCATACATTAGAAGACGGTGTCGAAAACCCCGATGGCGCAACAAACGAAGTATTTGAATCTTCATTTAATCCGGGCGAGAAACAGTGCCACAGGTGTAAAGCAAAGGCAACTTGCCCTGCGCTACAAAAGCACTTGGTAGAAACCATTGCAGGCGAGTTTGAGGATTTAACCCAACTCGATTTGCAAGAAGAAATCACCAATGCAACGGCACAAGTTCCAAGTTTAGAGAATGAACAGTTGAGCCGAATGTATGCAGTTATCCCCCTTCTCGAAGGATGGATTAAAGCAGTCGATTCAGCGGTTCACCAAAAAATGCATGCAGGTGAAGCAATACCCGGCTTCAAGATGGTTCAAGGCAAGAAAGGTAATCGCACTTGGACTGATGCAGAAGAAGCAGAAAAACTGCTTAAGAGCATGCGCCTTAAAACCGAACAGATGTATGACCTGAAATTAATTAGTCCAACAAAGGCGGAAGCTCTCAAGAAAGATGAAGCTATCGGCCCGCGCCAATGGACAAAAATTGAAGCCCTTATTACTCAGGCGGACGGTAAACCTACTGTCGCACCTGAAAGCGACAAACGTCCCGCTTTGGACATGAAACCACAATTTGAAGATTTAACAGTATCGGAGTAATAACCATGAAAATTCGTTTAAACAATGTACGCCTTGCTTTCCCTGCTTTATTTGAAGCTAAAACTGTAAATGGCGAAGGTGACCCCGCTTTCTCTGCGTCTTTCATTCTTGCTAGCGATCATCCGCAGCTTGATGAAATCCGTAAGGCGATGGACAAAATGGGTGCTGAAAAATGGGGCGCTAAATGGCCTCAAGTTAAAAAAGAAATCGAAACCAAAGACCGTATGGCTTTACACGATGGTGACACTAAAGGCGATTACGAAGGTTATGCGGGTAACTACTTTATTTCAGCACGTAATAAAACCCGTCCAACAATTTTCGACCGTGACGGTAAAACACCGTTAGTTCAAGCAGACGGCCGACCTTATGCAGGTTGCTACGTGAATGCTGCAATTGAGCTTTGGTGCCAAGACAACAACTACGGCAAACGTATCAACGCATCACTTCGCGGTGTGCAATTCCTGAAAGATGGCGAAGCGTTTGCAGGCGGTGGCGTAGCTTCTGAAGACGATTTCGAAGACCTAAGCGCAGCTGATGAAGTGGAAGACCCTTTATTCGCATAAATAGATGAGTGAGCCAGTGCGTTAGGAGACCGGCGCTAATCGACAAGCCATGAGTGTCGATACTGGAAATAACCATGGCAGTAAACGATTTTGCACCTTGACTCAAAAGGCGTTTACCGCGGTCACTGCGATAGTGTGACCCGAATTTTTAAATCCTAAATGAGGAAAACAACAATGAATAATTTAACCGATGTACCTCAATTCCTTAGCGACCTAAAAGGCGGTGTAGCTGAAAAGCAATTAGGTCTATTCCTGTCAACTGTAGCAGGAGCCGTTATCACACACGGTAAAGCAGGCAAAGTTACTTTGGAATTAACCATTAACCAGATTTCTGACAGTAACCAAGTCGAAGTTGCCCACAAAATCAATTTCAAAGCCCCAACCGAAACGGGTGATAAAACCGAAAATGCAAGCGGCAAAACCCCTATGCATGTTCTTCAAGGCGGCAAGTTGTCTTTAATGCCTGAACGCGTCAAAGCCGAAGATTATCTAAACGGCTAATCCCTTTCCTACCAAACTTTATAAGGTAAATAACACATGGAACAACTAAACGTAGACAAAATCGCAGCGCTAGCAATTGCAGCACAAGGCAACTTACCTGTTCAGGTTGATAAAACAGCTTCAATTGCAATCGTACCTGAAGGTTTTAAGGTCCATAGCACAGAAAAATTTAATGCTTTGCGTGACCGTTTCCGCGGCACTTTCAACACAAGCAATATTGATTCGTTTGTTGAGTATGCAAAAGCACGTGGCGTTGCAGGCTTAAAAAATTTCATTAATACCCGTAGCACACTTAAAGCCGAAGCGTTTTTTAATATTGGTAATGAAGCCGACCCGGGCCATGCTGACGATACAGCCGTTTTAGTTTTGGATAAAAAGCCTGAATTTATCGCTTTTGAAATTGCTAATCCCCGCCGTTATAACCAAGAAGATTTAATCGATCTATTAGACGATTGGGCCGAGTTCATTACTCTCCAAGGTAAAACCATGGGTGAAGATGGTTCGTCCTTAAACACTATTATCCCATTCGATAAAGGCATTCGCGCATTACGCAAAGTAAAAATTGCTAAAAACGCGGAATTAAACAGCCATGTTGCTGAAATGGGGTATCAACGCAGTGCAGCAGAAAGCCTAGAAGCTACAGGCATTGATGAAAACTTACCTACTGCAATCGTGTTGAGCACTGAAAGCTACAAAGGCCTGCCTGTTGAAGCTATCACCATTTCCCTTCGTATTTCTGTAAATAACTCTGAACCTACATTTATTTTGCGTTTTGTAGGTAAAGACAACCACGACCAAAAACGTGCTGATCAATTTATCGAAATCCTGAAAGGAAAATTAGCCGAACTTCAAGGCGAATTTTACCAAGGTGTTTTCGAAGCATAACCCTAAAAGCATCTCGCATTTTGCGGGTTGCTTTGGAAAGTGAATGTATTGCTGACCCTCTGCGTTCACTTTACCAAAGCAAAATAGGAACTATAAAAATGGATGACATCCTTTGGCTTGACCTTGAGACATATTGCGAAGTGCCAATTAAAAACGGCACACACGCTTATGCAGAACAAGTTGAAATTACTGTATTTGCTTGGGCGTTAAATGACGGCCCTGTTCATGTAGAAGATGTTGCATCAAATCCTTTATCAAATGAACTTTGCAAATTACTGAACAATCCAAACGTAAAACTTATTGCTCACAATTCACATTTTGACCGTACTGTTTTACGCCACGCTTTGCCAAAAATGGGCCTTGATATTGTTCTACCAATCGAACGTTGGGAAGACACAATGGTCCAAGCTTTGAGCCATTCTTTGCCCGGTTCGCTTGATTCACTTTGTGAAATTTTCAAGATCGATCAAGACAAGGCGAAGGACAAAGCAGGTAAACAACTTATTCAGCTTTTCTGCAAGCCCCGCCCTGCTAATCAAAAATTACGCCGCGCTACCCGTGAAACGCATCCGCTTGAATGGGCGCGTTTTCTCGACTATGCCAAAAACGATATTTTGGCGATGCGTGAGTTACATAAACGAATTCCAAAGTGGAATTATCGCGGAGCTGAATTAGCACTTTGGCATCTGGACCAAAAAATTAATGACCGCGGTGTTTGCATTGATCTTGAACTTGTTGAATCAGCAATTGAAGCGGTCGGCAAGGCACAAAAAGGATTGGCAAAACGTACTGTTGCATTAACTGATGGTGAGGTACAAGCGGCTACTCAACGCGACGCGATGTTAAAACACATTCTCGAAGCTCATGGGGTTTCTTTACCCGACATGCAGAAAGCAACGTTAGAGCGTCGTATTAATGATGAAAATTTACCTCTAGTTGTTCGTGAATTGCTTGCCATCCGATTACAGGCGTCAACCACCAGTACAGCAAAATACACTGCACTTGCTAAAGGTGTTAGCTCAGACGGTCGCCTACGCGGAACTTTACAGTTTAATGGCGCATCCCGCACAGGACGATGGGCGGGCCGATTATTCCAACCGCAAAACTTGCCGCGCCCTACACTCAAGCAAGATGTAATTGACGAAGGCATTGAGACTTTAAAAATCGGCTGTGCGGATATGTTCTATGAAAATGTCATGGAACTGACAAGCTCAGCAATTCGCGGTTGTATCTGTGCGCCAAAAGGCAAAAAGCTCGTTGTAGCCGATTTATCAAATATTGAAGGCCGTGCATTAGCTTGGCTTGCAGGTGAAACATGGAAAATTAAAGCGTTCTACGACTTCGATGCAGGCAAAGGCCACGACCTTTATAAATTGGCTTATGCAAAATCGTTTGGCGTATCCCCTGAAGATGTAGACAAAGAACAACGACAAGTCGGTAAGGTTCAGGAATTAGCCCTAGGTTATGAAGGCGGTGTAGGTGCATTTTTAACGTTCGCAGCTGCATACGGCTTAGACCTTGACGACATGGCGGCACAGGCTTTTGACAGCATTGACCCAAGCATAATGAATGAAGCAATCCGCGCTTGGGAATGGCACAAGAAAGAAAAGCGCACCACTTTCGGTTTAAAGAAAAACACATGGTTAGTGTGTGATTCGTTCAAACGCTCATGGCGTTACGCTCACCCGAATATTTCTGCATGGTGGAATGAGCTTCGAGTAGCAGCAATTAATGCCATCAACAACCCTGATAAGCCGTTTCCATGCCGCAAAGTTATTTTCATTAAAAAAGGCTCTTGGCTTTACATCAAATTGCCAAGCGGTCGCTTCCTTTGTTATCCGGGCGCAAAAGCGGATGACAACAGAATTTCTTACATGGGCAATAACCAGTACACACGTAAATGGGAACGCCTTCACACCTATGGCGGCAAGTTTGCCGAGAACATTACGCAAGCAGTTGCCCGTGATGTTCTCGGCCATAACATGCCATTAATCGACAAATCAGGATACGAAATTGATTTATCTGTACACGATGAAGTGATTACAGAAGCCGATGACGTACCGGAATACAACCACGAACATTTATCAAGCCTGCTTGCTACCAATCCCGAATGGGCACTTGATTTGCCTTTAGCGGCAGCGGGCTTTGAGTCATATCGCTATAAGAAGGATTAACACCATGAAACACATAGTTTGTTATTCAGGTGGTCACAGCTCAGCAATTGTGGCGATTGAAGTTGTTAGAAAGTTTGGTAAAGAAAACGTAATTTTAGTGAACCACGACATTAACATCAGTGTTGAGTCTCCTGATATCAAACGTTTCAAAAAAGAAGTTGCCGATTATCTTGGTCTTGAAGTCACCTACGTCAACATTCAAGGGTTACCTTTGGATTTAATCCCTGATCAGTTTGAAGTTGTTATCAAAGCCAAAGCTTTTAAAGTTGGCAATGGTTCAGAGCTTTGCACCAGTAGACTGAAAACGGAACCTTTTGTTGATTACTTAAAAAATGAGTTTCCGTTCAAAGATTGCATTATCTATTACGGTTTTGATGCAAATGAAAGAACACGTATTCAACGCCGTTCAGGGATTCTGGGAGCAATGGGCTATAAATCTGATTATCCAATTGCTTTATGGCCTGAATCCGAACGCACGATTTCACAAACTATTCAAATTGGAATAAACCCGCCCGCGCAATATGAAAATTTTAAACACGCAAACTGTATTGGATGCCTAAAAGCAGGACGCCAACACTGGTATATCGTTTATTGCCAACGCCCCGATTTATTCAAAAAAGCAAAAGAAGCTGAACAAACAATAGGTTACTCAATCGATCCTGATTTTTATTTAGAGGAAATGGAAAGCAGTTTTGAATTAATGAAAATTTTTGGTGTACCACAAACTGAACATATTAAGCATCAAACTTTTTGGGCAAATGTAAGACGAATCGGAATAAACCTCCGAGAAGATGCAACCTCTGAAAAACCGTGTGAGTGTGTTTTCTAATGCGCGAATCAGTAATTGAAAAATACCTTGTGGACAAGGTCAAAGCCCTAGGGGGTGAAGTCCGCAAGGTTAAATGGATTAGCCGTAACTCCGCGCCCGACCGTCTGGTAATGCTACCAGACAACACGTTTTGGGCAGAGCTAAAGGCACCAAAGGAAAAACCGACCGCAGCTCAAGCACGTGAACATGAACGCATGCGCAAGATGGGCCAACGAGTTGAAGTTATAGACAGCATAGAGCGAATTGAGGAGCTATTAAGAAATGGCTAAACATGAGAAGAAGGAAACAATCACGCACACAACATATACATGCGATGTGTGCGGTAAAAATGCTGATGGCGAGTGGCACCTAACCGAATGGACTAATAGCGACATTACCGCTGAATATTGGTTGCCAATTGATATGTGTAAAAAACATGCGGGATTGTATCAACACATGCTATTTAAGTCCGAAAACCCTTCTCAGTATATGAAGGAACGTTATGACGGGTTCAATGAAGAACGTAAACAAAACCTTATAACTGCTCTTAAAAATTTTGAGGAGCAGATATGACCCAACCACGTAAATTCGTACCACACGATTACCAACATTTAATTATCAATCACATTCTTGATAATGAACGTTGTGCTGTTTATGCAGGAATGGGTATGGGTAAAACATCTTCTACCCTCACCGCTTTACAAATTCTCGAATTATTTGAGCCGGGGCCGACTCTTGTAGTTGCCCCTTTGCGGGTTGCTGCAACCACATGGCCTGATGAAGCTAAGAAATGGGAACATCTACAAGATTATAAAGTTGTTGCCGTGGTCGGTTCGCCTGAAGACCGTGTGCGTGCTTTAAAACAAAAAGCAAATGCGTACGCAATTAACTATGAAAATTTACCATGGTTAATTGATTTTCTAGGTAGCAAATGGCCCTTTACGAAAGTGGTCGCTGATGAAAGCACAAAGCTAAAAGGATTTCGTTTACGACAAGGTTCAGTGCGCGCACGTGCCTTAGGTAAAGTTGCTCATACTCGAGTCAAACGATTCATTGAATTAACGGGAACACCTGCACCCAATGGGCTTAAAGACCTATGGGGTCAATTATGGTTCATTGATCGTGGTCAAAGATTAGGCACGAGTTTCAGCGCCTTTACAGATCGTTGGTTTCAAAAAGTTGTAGTTGGTGACGATCGTAACGCTGTTAACCTTGTGCCGTTCGATCATAGTCAAGGCGAAATTCAAGCGCGAATTAAGGACGTGTGTTTGAGCATTGAAGCTAAAGATTACTTTGACATTAAAGAACCAATCGTTTACCCGATTGAAGTAGAGCTTACAGGCAAAGCCCGTAAGACCTATGAAGAAATGGAAAAGGAAATGTTCATTGAACTAGCTGAAACGGTCGAAGTTGAAGCATTTAATGCAGCTTCAAAAACCATGAAGTGTTTGCAGATTGCAAGCGGCTCTATTTATACAGATGAAAACGGCACTTGGCACCCAATCCATGATTTAAAAATTCAGGCGCTTGAATCGGTAATTGAAGAAGCGGCAGGCATGCCCGTATTGGTTGCATACCATTTTAAAAGCGACCTTGAGCGTTTATTAAAAGCATTCCCTAAAGGTCGTCATTTAGATAAAGACCCGCAAACGATTCACGATTGGAACGCGGGCAAAATCCCTGTGCTTTTTGCTCACCCTGCAAGCGCAGGTCACGGGCTTAATTTACAGGACGGTGGAAACATCCTTGTGTTCTTTTCCCACTGGTGGGATTTAGAACAATACCAACAAATTATCGAACGTATTGGACCGACACGCCAAGCGCAAGCAGGTTATGACCGCCCTGTTTACATATATCACATCATTGCAAAAGACACGATGGATGAAATTGTTATGGAGCGCCGTGAGTCTAAACGAGAAGTACAAGATCTATTAATGGAGGCAATGAAAAAGCGATGCGAAATTTAATTGAAAAAGACACCGACGATTTACCAGAAGAAATTTTAATTAGCATTGGAGAAGTAGCGTAATGGGAAAATATATTGTTGTCGTTGAATCCGAGAAACCGCCACAGATTTTTATTCATGACGATGTACCAAACATCGGTAAGGTTTTAGAAATTAAAGCGGAGGAAATACCGAACAGAGTGCCGGCTTCCTGGTTAATGGAACGATATAATTTATCAAGAAAAACTATTATTGATGAATTAAGACCTTTTAATCTCGGCGGTGATGGGAAGCACCTTTATAATCCTGCTACTGTCATGCCGATTTTAGATAATCTAAGTAAAGCTAAAGCCCAAAGGCAAGCAAGACGGAAAAATTAA